CTGTTTCCGCAAACGTCGCATTTGGTACAGTTGCGCGGTACTTAATAATTCTCATATCAATCTCCTAAAGGCCATATCTTCAGCCTAAGTGGTTATGTCGCTATAGACTCCATCGCAGTCTGTAATGGTAGTGTCGCTCGGTCTACACCCTTTTTCAAGGGGTTAAAATTCTTACCTTTTGTTTGGTTTGCAGGGCCTTGGTCAGAGGGGGCTATGACCTCATTAAAGGTTAAGATAAACCCACCTGACATAGTGCCCTCTGTGCCGCCTCCGGTGGCTCTGTCTAAAAGCAGGCGCTTACCGTAATCCAGGCGCGGAACAGGTCGGCCTGCATCTATTGCCTTTTGTTTCTCTCTTGCCAAGCCTTCATGAACACGCGCAACAATGCTTTCTAGTACGTCAGGAAAACAGCTTCGACACATGTCGATTTCCTGAGCAGACAGGGTTCCTTTTGCAAAATTTTGACACACTACATTAACAGGGTCCTCACAGAGCTCAACAAGCTCAATGCCTTTCCTGATTTCTGCGTCTGTTGGGGGAATGTCTTTAGCAAGCGCCCCTCTTCCGAGTCCTGGATTACTGGAAGGAAGATGCGCGTCAAGGTAGCCCACAACGTTGGCCCCCTGTACCTGAAGCTCTTGAGACATTTCAGGGTCAATCTCGGCAATTTCTTTTGTGGACTTATTTAAGGTATTGGTTAAAAGTTCCTCGTTTCGAGCCAATGTCGTTAAACGCTCTCTAGCCTTCACGTACTCGCTTTTTCGCTCTCCTGGTGTATCTGCTTCGGCTAGCGCCGAAAGTGACCCCAGAAACAAGGGTAGCTTGTTTACGCGGCTGCTAGGGATTGCCGGGATAGCTCGCCCAAGAAGACTATCAACCACCATGTCAACACCGCGAGCCATTACCTTTTCGGTTGCCTCGGTCATTGCCCACATGCCAGTGGTAATATGAGCAAAAGACGTGGGCTTAGTCATTGAAACCGCTAGACCCGTAACCACCCCACCACCAAGGCCAAAAGGAACAGACCCCAGCGCTCCCGCAAGAACAGCAGAGCCTAAACCGCCCGCGTCTTTTCCTTTACGGGCATTGGTCAAAATATCTTGAGCCGCCTGCTTTCTAAGAAGTAGGCGAATCTCTCTCTCGTCTATCTGGTCAGCATCAAACGCCTTGTCTGCTCGATTTTGCGCCTTGATATCGTCCAGGTCTTTTTTAAGCTGCTTCTTTTCTTTTTGAAGTCTTTCGTCAATATTCTTAAAAGTCTGGCCGCGCTCTTTTCTCTTCTTTGTATAGAGCTTCTTGGTTTCCCCAAGCCTGCTTTTGTTTACCTTTATTTGTCTTTCAAGATTGGCAATTTCTCGTTGTTTTTCAAAAATCTTCTTATCGCGGTCAGCCTTTAGCTTGGCTTTTGCGTATTTCTCGTGAGTTGTTCTTAGGTTACTGCTCGACTTAAGGTCATCGGCTTCTTTTGCAATTTTATCAAGTAGCGTCTTTTCCTCTTCGATAGAGCGTCGAACGGTGTTCTTAACTTTTTCGTGAGCGTCTTTTAACTCAGCCTGAATTTTATCTGAACGACTCTGTGCGGCAATTTCCTGCTTTTTCAGGTTTTGAAGAACCGTTGATTTTTCAGCCGCACCCTCTAACTTTTTCTCTTTTATCTTATTCTTTAAATCACTAAGCTCTTTAGATGCTCCTGCGTTTTCATCGGCGAGCACCGACATTCTTCTAATTTCTTCTAGCTTGTCACCCTTAAGTGTTTTCTGGAGTGCTGCCGCAAGCTCTTTAGTTTCAGCCGAGAACATTTTAGCGTCTTCAAAAGTGTCTGAACCAATGGCGCGGCGAAGCCTACTTAGGCGCTCAAGCTCTCCACGCGCTACTGCCAGGTCATTTAATTTGTCACTGTATCCGCTTAGGTGGGCAGCAACGTCGTCGCCTACCTCATCCAAATGAATCCGCTGGCCAGTGATTGCCTCAAAGGCGTCCATTGAGTGGCGGTTTCTTTCCGCCCGTGAAATCTTGTCTCGAACACGCTTAATGCTCTCCATCGCCTGCCGTGAAGCTGCATCAAAGCCTTCCTTGAGTCCAGACACAGGAGCGCTAGGCTTACCTTTAACCAGCGCAGTCCCTGCTTGGGCCGCCTCTTTCGGATAGTATTTAGCAAATTGCGCTTGCAGGTTCTCAGCAGCGTCGAGGTATCCCATAAGAAGACGACGGTCATTGACGCTTGCGTGACCTTCTTTGGTGATATTTTTAAGAATTGTATTAATTGCCCTCTGCTTAGATTCACCAAGCGAAGAGTGCAGGGACGGTCTACTAAACTTTGGCCGAAATAAACCCCGAGCTTTTAGATACTGGCTCATGGCCGAGTTCATCTCGGTGTACATATCAACCGCTTCATCTCCAAACAGCTCACTGTTTTTCAGAAACGTATCGTCAATCTCGTCGAATATCCCTTTAAGACCGCTTTCTGCTCGTCGTTCAGGGGAGTTTTGCTTAAAGCTCTTTCGGTAGAACTCTTCTTGTAGTCGCCGCTTAAGGTCATCTACTTCTCGAAATATTGCTCTATTGGCATCGGCGCTTGATTTAAAACCCGTACCCTCTAAAAACTTTTGAGCATACGTTTGAAGCTCATTTGGGCTCATGTCGTCAAGGCCAATATATATTCGCCGCCCACCTTTTGCTGTTGAGGCTTTGTTTGCGGCTTCTAGCACTGACCGAGAAATTCTTGACCTAAAATTATTAAGCAGCCTGCCATAGCTTCCGCCGCTAAAAAATACGTCATCACTTGCAGCTAAAACGCTTTCAACGCCTTCGAGTCTTTTGGCAATATTTAAAGCACTGGTTAGAGCGTTTCGAGTTGTCTCATCACCACCCGCGCCAATCTTTGGCAATAGCTGAGAGAAGAACCCCTCCTTAACTCCACCGCCACCAGCAACGCCACCAGCCTGAAAGAACGTATTAAGCTCTTCCATTCCATGAACAGCTTCGTCAAGAGATCTAGACGTTTCAGTAGCAAGGTTCTTGAATTGCTTGTCTGCATCAGACATTAACTCGTCCATTTCAGAGCGAGCACCTTCAGCAGCTTCCTTAACCTTTTCTCTTTGAGCTAAAATATCATCGCTAACCGTTAGCTTAAGCGCACGGTCAGCAACCATTTTTTCCTGAATGGTTCTAAAAAGCTCAGCTCTTTCAGCATCAGATTTAGCTTTTCTAAACATCAACTCAGCGTTGTTTTCGGCAAACTCGAGCTTCTGCTCTTTAGTCATTTTTGCAATGTCTAAAAGCTCTTCTTCTAGATGCCCTTGAGCTCTAAGCTGAACGAGCCCCGCGTCAATCTGCTCTTCTGTGAACCTTCCGATAAAATCAGCGCGTTGCCTTTTTAGTCCCGCAAGGTCATCTTTAGCCATTAGCCTAGCGTTGTCTACGCTTGTCCTAATGTCAGACAACGCTTCTTGCCCTGTAATATCTTTGCCGCGAATTGTCGCTCTTGTTATTCTTGCCTGCTCGTTTAAGGAATTAAGACGAATAATCTCTTGCTCTCTTGCAAGCGCATGGTTTTCGATTAGGCCAAGATTGTCTTCAACAAACGCTGCACGTATTTCACTGCTAGCTTTCCTTAGCTCATGAATGTCGGCTTCAAGAACATCAAGTTCACCGTTCATATGCAGGTCTTCAAGGATTACTGAAATCTCATCCTCGGAAAGCTCGTCTACAATTGCTCGGCGTTCTCTCTCCAGGTTTGCCGAAATGTCTTCAAACGCTTCCGAGCGTGCCCCAATAGCCTGATCTTCGGCATTCTTTCTTGCCCTGTCAGCAATTCGCTTGTTTATCTTGTCTCTTTTTAGTGCAACCTCTTCGGCCCGAATGCTCTTAAGAAGATTCTCGTTTTGCTCAATAACATCATCAACGCCGCCAAACTTAGCAGCTTGGTCTTTTTTGCCCAGCTTGAGTAAACGTTGAACCGTAGCAGGGTCTTCACCCGTTGCCTTAGCAATTACGTTGGCAACGGTATCTGTAAAGCCCTCAACAAGCTTTGAATCCGACACCTTTTCAATCATTCGCACTGTTTTTTGAACAAGCGCTTTTGCCCCGCCAAGAGAAAGAACGGCGCCACCGCCAATTGTTGTACCTAGTGCCCCACCAAGAAAACCACTAAGTCCTATATTGCTAAGGATTTGTTCAGCAGATTTAGGTTTATCCTTTAAAACGTAATCACTAAGCTCAATGCCTGCACCATAGATAGTTCCTTCAAGGCCAGCAGCTACGCCAGCGCTAACACCCGTTTGTGCAGTTTTTCGCAACAAAGAATCTGTGGCCGATTTTGCAATTAATGTTTTTGCTGTTTGCTGGCCTACTTTTGTCGATGCCAGTGACACAGCACCCGCAGGAGTCAACCTGGCAAGAGTAGCCGCACCACCAGTACCACCAGTTAAAAACGCGGGAAGAATAGCCCCGCCAATTTCACCAGTAAGGCTTAAGCCTCCAAACTCTTCACGGTAAGCATCTAAAACGCGAGGGTCAGCCATTCCTGTTTGCGTAAGAACAGCATCGGAAAGCCCAAGAGTTACACCACGACCAACACCCGCACCAAAGGCTAGAAGCGCATTATCAAAACCGCTCCCATACTCTTGTCGATACTCTCGCCTAATTGCGTCCGATTCTGATTCAAATTTCGCGCCTAGACTAAGGGCTTGGGCAGCTTTCTTACCCGCAACCTTGTAGCCCTGACCGTTTGGCAGAACGATACCAACCTGCTGGTCTTCTCCAAAGGTATGCCCACCCGCAAGAATGTACTCCTGAACTTTTTCATCAGGTACACTTTCATAACTGCCTGTTTCAAAGTTATAGAGTTGCGTTGCCATTAGTCTTTAATCCCGAGTTTCTTCTTAATTAGGTCAGATTCAAAGGTACTGCCGCTTGTTACTCCACTTTTGCTCATTTGGGCCTGAAGGCGCTTATTGAACTTATCAAACTCTCCTTGAGTTAGTTCTGTACGCATTCTTAGCGCGTTTCTCGCAAGCGTTTCGAGGACTTCCATTTTGTAGAGGACCATACTGTCATTATCAGTAGATTTAGGCATACGTTCCATGTAGAAAATTAAGTCCATATCTGAAATTTTGCCGCCCTCCTTCATCTTAGAAAGCGTCTTGGACAGCGTTCGACCGCGCTCGGCAAACTGAGCCACTCGATTAGCAAACTTAGGGCTTATAAAAGAAGGAAGCTCCTGAAAAAACTTCTCTTTAGACTCCCCAGAAAACGCCCAGCGCAAAGCTTCTTTTGCGTTGTCACCGCCAATGGTCTCAAAATCAGCCCGCATCTCTTGTATGCCTGATTGAAATTCAGCCATATCCTGAAAAAACTCAGTATCTTTCTGCTCCATCTTCCCACCAACTTTTGCTGGTCGAAGTTTTGCAGCGGCAATTCTGGATTCAAACTCTTTGTCTGAAAGAGTCATAGCGTTGGCAATTCGTTGTTTTTCTATGCCAGAAATAAGCTGGCCAAGTTTTGACGCCTGCAAAGGCACCTTGTACTTGTCAGCAACTTCCCCAAGCTGCATTGAAACATAAGTAAGCGCCTGTTCCCTTGCGAGTCTTTCAGCTTTTTCGGAATCTCCGTGACGGTCAAGCAATCGTTTATAAGCATTACCAGCAGCAGAGGCGCCGTACTTTAAGTTCTGAAGCTCTGTTTTCTGGGCGTCAATGTCACGGTCAACCGCTCTGTTAATAATGCTTAGGGCCGTATTCGGACCACCCGCAAGCTTGCTGCCGAACTCACCAAGAGCCACCGCAATAGCCGACGCAATAGCTGAACCTGTGCCCTTGTAAAATCGCTTAGGGTCAATTTTAAAGTTTACTACTTCACCAACAGCTTCATCTATATCAAGCTGCGCTTTTTCTTTTGCCTCTGCTCTTATTTGACGATTAACATTTTCGGTTTCAATTCGAGCCTTTTCCTGCTCGCGGTAAGCTCTTCGAATATCTGTTTCGTCTTCAGTCTGCCTAGCAAGTACCGACTGTTCTGCGAGTGCTGAGCCCCTCTCGGCGGCGTACTGTTCTTCTAATTGTGACCCTAAGCCTCTTAGCTGAGATATGCGAGCACCGTACAAAGACTCAAGCCCTGCATCTTTTCGCTCAAGAGCTTGCTGCATAGCCTCCCCTGAAGCTACAGGGTCGTCTACTGGCCTTTGAAGTTGAACCGGGGTGCCTGCGGCAGAAGATTCAAAAAAAGCGCGGGCTTCCTCAGCCGCCGCATTAGCTTTTTCGAGAGAACCAGTTTCAGCGTAAACCCTATCGAAAGTTTCTTTTACGCCTCTTTCCACACCAGCGGAAATATTTGCAGCTTGAGTGCCTTCTGCGATTCGCTTGCTTTCGGCGATTTCTTCTCTTTCAGCTATTAGCCTATTTATATTTTTAACGTTTCCGGCCCTTGCCTTGCCTTCTTCTAGCCTTGCAACCTCAAACCTTCTCTTGGGGGAAGATTGATATTCGCGAACAAAATCTCCCCCAAGAACGCCACCCGGCTCTGCCCCAAGTCGAGCGGAAGACATACCCTCGGGCTGAACCTCTCTCGGCCTATTTAATTTTTCTCTGATATACTGCCTTGCATCGTCAATGCCCATCATTTGCCCTAATCTTTGAGCCAACCCGCCTTCGGTAGTAAAATCAAAATCCTCTGGTTGCTTCCCGTTCGCCATCACTTACCGCCTTTCTTGCCTTCAAGCTTTGTAAGTCGAGCCTTTAGGTTTTCATTGTCCTCGTGCATCAAGGCCATCGCTGCCAGCATCTTTTTAGAGGCTTCGCGAGGGTCAACCATTCGCAAACCAGCCGGACCCCGCCTAATCATTTCTCGGCCAGCTTCAGAGCGTTCTAAGTCTTGGGCAATAATCCCAGACTCGTTTTTTCCGCCCATATCGTAATTAGCGGGTCGCATTTTACCAAGCATATCTCGAAGTTCTTTTTTGCCCTTTTTCTCGGACACATTAGACTTTAAGCGTTCATCAGACATAAACGGAATAAGCGCCGCAAGGATGGCGGCGCCACCAGCAACGCCTGCACCCGCCATTTGATACCCTGCCGCCCTTTGCGCTGCCGACTGCTGTGCTCGCTGCATCCCGGCACCTGAAATTTTACCAAGAGCTGCCTGGCGAAAAGCATCTTCTCCTTGCTGCATGTCCTGGGCCCTTTGCATGCCCAGCGCCTCCTGGCCTTGAGCGTAAACCATTTCGGCCCCTTGACGCCCACCACGCAAGGCTGCTGCCGCGTTTCTTGACTGCTGGGATGCTGCCATACCTTGCATGGCCCCGCTTATTCGCTGAGTGCCCTGCTCAATTTGTCTTTGTGCCGCAGTCTTTGTTCTACCAAGAGCTTGCTCCTTCAATCCACGCAAATACTCTTCTTCGTAAGGGTCAAGTTCACCAAACTGTTTTGGGCTAAAAGACTGGTCGTTAAAATGATAAAGGTCGTATTCGCTATCAAGACCATACCCATATTGATGTGCTCCAGTTTCATCTGTTCCCTTGTAAGTTCGATCGCCTAAAGCCGATCCAACAGGGGACATATTGCTGCCAAGCTGAGCTGTTTGAACTGCCGCCATTCCCATTGGTGGTACTATCATTTCGTCCCTCCAAGAACCTTAAGGTATTCCTGAAACTCTTCTTGTTTTTTCGGGTCACGCATGGCCTCAATCGCCTCATTCATTGTCATGTTCCCCAGCTCTTGAAGCTTTGAAGAGGCCACGTCTTTCTTTGGCCCTTTTTGGCCAAGAGCCCCCTGCATGTCGTTAGCGGGTATGCTTCTTGGCTTCATATCTATTGTTTTATTGATATCTGCCAAGCTCATAAAATCTTCAGGACCGGCACCGGGCTCAGGCGATTTTACCGAATAAGCCTCTGGAGCAACGCTTTTTTCAACATACGTGTCCATAGGAGCAATGCCCATTGAAGGATAACCTTCTGTCCTTAAGCTTGGAGCAGTCACAGTAGAGTCAAACGGTCGATTAGGGTCAAAGGTCTGACTACCAAACTCACCAGCTAGGCCAATATCTCTCTGAAGAGCGGCGTTTGTTAGAATATCCCCAGTGTCAAGAGTCATGTCCATTCGACTTTCGCCCAGCTTTCTTCTGGGTCCACTTGTTGGCGATGATTGAAGCTGACTCATGTAAGTCTGTGGCGCGTCCTTCATTGTAAGTTCGCCCGGAGAAATAGTATCTTTTAAGCCCTGACCAATAGAGCTTTCTACTGCGCCATCATCAACACTATTAAAAACACCCGCATCAATTGCCTGACCTATAAGAGTACCTGCAGCACTAATAACTGCCGAGCCAAGAGCCGCCGGACCAGCCGCAGCGCTTGCGGCTTCCACACCTCTTATTTTTGCTTGGTCAGTAAAAAACTTTCCAAGTTGAGCGTTGTGCATAGCCTGCCGACGCACATGGTCGCTTGCTCCCGCTCCAAGAACACCACTTTGAAGCTCTTGCATAAGGGCCTGAGAAATATCCCTGTGCTGCTTGGATTGCCGAATCAATCGAGCAATTGAGTTGGAGACACGAGGGTCACTTATTGCGCCCTGAGCAAGAGACATAACCTCGCCGACTGTAGTTGTGGGCCTAGCTGCCATTTCTTAACTCCCTGCCAATGTCTGCGCTGTTGGCAGTTTAAACGTTCCAGCTCTGACGCCAACCTCGAGAGCAAGCCCTTGAAGAATGGCAACTTCACCTGTAGCCGTATCACCCCCAAGCGTAATATGGAGCCTAACCGCTTTGCACTTTTGATTCTTAAGGTGCATTCGAAAATTATAAGGATCGTTATCTGAAGAGATAGCCTGAGAAAAGCTTTCAATCTTGGTAGCGTCGAAAAGGTTAATGCTGTAATCGACATAAGAAGAAAACGATAACGTATGAGCGCTCTTGTAGTCACCCAGCAGCATGACCCTATAAACTCTTTGGGCGTTTTGAAGACCAGCAACGTTAATGTCACCCGTGGTTACGCGCATATTGTAAACAACTTCGGAGCCTGTACAGTTGTCTGTGTAAGTCTTGGGGCTGTACTTGTGGACATTCCCATCAGCAGTAACTCTATACAAATCAGAGTCCATATAAAAAGCACCGACTCCGTAATTTGTCCCAGAGTAAGAAACAGTATGAACAGTGAGCTGGTTGTAGAGCGTGTGGTAAACCACAATCTCGTTAGATGAACCACTTACAGTGTTTGTCAAAAAGAACCTAGCTTCATTAGTTCCCTCATCCAAACACATCGAGTGTATTGTGTCGGAGCCAATGACATCCTCTGCACGCGAACCCAGATAGTCAGTCTTAAGGTCCGGCAAGATTCTAACCAACCCTTGGTAGGTATGTATAAAAGCACCGCCAGCGGAAGTCATGTGGTCCGAAGCAGGCAGAGCACCGAGCCCAGGGGCAAACCTTTTCGGGTCCGTAAACCCACCTACATTTGCTTGGTCAGGCCCTTCACCGGTAATGTAAAATCCATCAAAATTAGTGAAAATCAAAAACGCTTCACCGGCGCTTTCAATAGCGTTGATTGTCTGCTTTTCGCTTCCGACTCTAGCAACACCCGTATCTGTAAAGTTTATACCGTCACGGGCACCCATTGACTTGGAAAACAAAACAGCATTTTCAGAAGTTGTTACAAAAGCTCTTTCCTTGTGCATTGCCAAATCTTTGCATGACCCAACAAAGCTATTCATTGGAATGCCGCCCTCAGTGTACAAGAGCTCGTTATCTACGAGTTCTTCATCCGTTACCATTCCGAAATCAGTAAAACTTACATGAACCGAGGCAACAGTCCCATCAATACCTTTCGAGCCGATACGATGGTAAAGTGATCCGTTTTTTGTTGTCCGATAAAAAACTACATGAACACCGGTTGCGTCAGAATCAGACCGCCCCGTTGTTTTTCGGGTAAACTGCGGAACGTAAACCTGTAAAACCACGGACTGAGATGTTGCGCTTATTTCAGCCTTCACTGAGTCAGAAGGTGCTGAGCGGTGAAGGTTTCCCATCTCGTCGTACCATTCATAAACGGCCCGATACCTGTAAATCCCAAGACGATCTGTCCATGACCCGCCAGCACCCGCAGGATTCTGAACCCCTGGAGTCGTACTGTCAAAAACAGGAAAGTTAAAAAACCCACTTTCAGCAACAGTATTTCCATCATAGTGGTGAAGATACCCGCCTGTAATCAAAAGACCGTTAGGCGTTTCTAGGGATTTAAAAGTGCGGTCAGGAGTAAAATCGACCGACACAAGTGAGACGCTGTGAATTTCTTCAGTTACATCCTGGCTTGTCGAGTTAGAGATTCCCTTAAGTGTCGTAAATCTGTTTGCACCAAAAGAAAACGTGGCGCCGGATGTGTTTGTTACTCTCGAAAGACTTCTGAATAAATGCAGGCTTGTTTCAAGTCCAGATTGGTGGTCGGAAGTAAAGTTTACGGGCTGCTCCCCTGTTGGGCCTGCCCCGATTGGTGTCCATTCTTCAGTGGTTGAACCGGTCGGCGGAGCCTTAAGGGTAAACAGGTTGCCACTTAAAGAGTTACGCTTGCCGCAAGTGAATGAAGCGCAAATGTACCGCTCGCCGTCATAAGTAAACGACTCTGAGACTAAGCTGCAATTGTAGCCAATATACTTAACGCGTGCGAGGCTTGACTGGTTTCCTGATCGGTCCATTTCAAACGAGATGCAAACGTGGTCACTTGGCCGAAAGCTGGTTTTTGAACCATTGGCTGCGGGGTACTTTGCGTACTCAAGTGCGACACGAATAAGGCTATCAGACTCTCGCCAGGCGGTACTACGCAAAGCAACCCCTGCCGTGTTTGCGACCATATTTGCATCGACTGTTAAGTCGTGGCCAAGAAGCTTAAATTCAATTTTTGCACCGCTATTATCATAAGTGCTCGTAATCAAAAGCTGACCGGTCGTAGCCCCTCCCATATCATCCGTTTCATTTAGAGCTGTTATGTTTACTGAGCCAGTGACCGCGCTCGTAGATGTTGCGTCTGGAACAGCTTCATGGCCGCTTCCTGTTCCACCGGTTCCCGAGTAAGTAGTTGTCCCCGTGCTGCCTGTTACCGCCACAAGCGTAACCGTGGCCGATGCCGAGGCATTGGTAAAATACCCTACCCGAATATCCCCGTCATTGCCCCCTGCGGTAGAAACAAGACCGGCAACAACAATGCAACCCGCAGTGTTTTTTCCAGATGTATGGCTTGCTACCGTTGCATTACCTGCCGAAGTAGCTACATCGCAGTCCCAAACGGGTTTAGGGGCAGAAATAGAGAAACCCAAGGATGCTGGGCTAGAAAATGCAAGTGTAGCACCGGTTCCAACCGGGGTAGGGATAGATATTCCAGAATAAAGTAAGCTTCCCCCAGTATCCAGATAAATCACAAAAGCTTTTGAACCAAGAACACACACATGAGGATCAGGGGTATCGTAAAGACCGTCTGCTGAAGAACTCGTAGCCACGACAGAATAAGAATCAAGCTCCTCGCGGTGAAGGAGTTTGCTTGTTACCGCGTCTCTTACTTCGGCAATTACAAAGTAAGTTGCTGGGTTGTCGGCTAGTACCTGGGTGTAGGCGGTAACAGCAAAAGCGGGAATAGCGCTGTTAAAGATGTAGCCAACTTTTGCAGGTCCGTGCTTATAAACACCGTCTCGATTTAGGAACTCGTTTTTTTGTTCGCAAGGAATAAGTGCGCCTGCGTCATAATACCGCTCAGAGGCCCCTGTTGTAGTTCTGGCCCAAAGCCGTTTTTGGCCTGACACAAGCATGGTGTCGCTAAGGGAAGTGCCAAAGTTTGAATTTGAGACAGTTGTCCCATAAGAGGAATCGCTGAAAGCAACCCCATTATCTTCTTTTCTAAACCCGCCCCGTTTAATTAACTGGCCTGCTTTATCGAAAGACACGTTTTCAGCCTGCGTAAGCTCCCCGATAGGCACCACGCCATCACCAAGCTTTTCATTTAAGCCTTTTGCAAAAGGCATTGTGACAACTTGCTTCTTCAATGGCATTAGAACACCCACAGGTCTGATTTAGCGGTTACTGCTTTTTCTACCACGAAATGAAAGAGCAAAACAGAAGTTGATGCAGGGTCGGTTTTAGTCGAGCCAGTCAGGGTAAACACCTTAATTACGCCATCGGTAGCAACGGACTCTACCGCCACTTGGCCTCGAATGTCGTCGGTGGTGTTGCTAATAATTGATATCTCACCAAACCGAAAATAATCGTAAGTCTCCGCACCAAAGTAAACATCACCAAGAGTTATTGTGTAGGTGCCAGTCGCAGACTTGGCAATTGATTTTACGCCATCACTGGCACCGTTAGATGTTACAAGCGTAGGGTCGCCGCTTCCGTCGATTGTGGCTCTTCCATAAATACGAACAAGGTCGGCCTCGTCAGATACCCGCAAGGCAATAAACTCGGTTTTGTTTGAAGACGAGCTTTCGTCGATGTACAGCGTATGGCCGTGCATCGGTTTAACCGGTATGAAGCCTCGGTACTCTCTCCCAAGGTTATGTTTGATAAGGGTGGTTGTGCTGGCAATTTCCTGGTCTTTAAGAAGCTTCCCCTCTAAGAGCTCAACACCCTGGATAGACCGAAGCGCTTCAGAAGTGCCAACGTCCTTCTGTTCTCTACTGAAGCCTGTCTTAAGCGCTTGAACTGCTGGTGATAGTCGAGAGGCCATCGCTTACCCCCCTCAAATACCGTTAGTCCCAAAATGGTATGGGCTCCCAACAGAAACATCTGTCACTGAGTAAGAGTCACCTGCATTGCGTTTTCCGGCAACACTTTCGATTCTTTGCTTAAGCATTTCCTTGCGAGCCATGTGCATTTGCACGTCCGACTCTTCTTTCATTAAGCAGGAGATTGCGGCAGTTAAGCAAATGTACTCTTCAAATCCGGGGATAATCGAAGTAAATTGTGAAGTATCGCTGTCGTTTATTTGCGCTGCAACAGGAATATAATGCAAAACCGCTGTGCCTGAGCCATTCGAGGGGATAAATTTTATCTTAGACCCTTGAATGTGGTACTGCGTCTCAGCATAAAGCCGGTCACCAGAGTAAAGAACAGCCTTATGCCTGTTTCGCTCCTGGAAAGAGTAGTTCCTTAAACTGTAAGTGCTGCCGCCCACAGTTAAATCCACGCCAAGCGCTTTGTAGAAGTCACCTGGCAATGAATGTGTGTCGGTAGATGCTAAGTTTAAGTCTGAAGTCGATTCAATGTAGTAATCCTCGTATTTTTCAATCACGAGGTCGTAGAGCTCAGCATAAGCCGAGTTGATATAATCCCTAATCTCTGCGTCGCTAACAAAAGTAGAGTTTTCCATATCCGCCATTCGACGGGCACGGCTCCTTAAGGTTGCCTCTGTAAATGTAGCCACAGCTTCCCCCTAAAAAGAAGGGGGCCGAAGCCCCCCTCCAAACTCAATCTTTTGACTGATTAGAGTAAATATCAAAAAACTCGCCAAGTGCTTGGCCAAGTTCTTCTGAGTCTTCACCCTTGAAAGCCGAATGGACCTTCTTTGATGCCTCTTTCATGGCGGCTTTGGAGCCATCATCGCCTTTTGGCTCTGAAAACTTCTTCTTCGCCTTTTCTAAGACAAGAACTGATAATCCATTAGCTGCCATATCAAGTCACGCTGCTGTTCTTGAGCAGAATAAAGAATGAAAACTCATCCCCATCTGCGAATGCCTGCGCGTTACCATCATCATCAGTAAACTTGAACCGCACCGATGGCGTGGCTCCGCTTACATCATGTGAAACAACATAGGCAAAACACTCATCCGGGGCAGAAGCGGTGACGGTCGCATTTGCGTACATGAGACTGGTGTATTTATCATCAAGATAAATCCAATAGTCTCCATTTCCCGCCTTTGTCGCTGTAAAGCCGATACCGTCAGCAACAGTCGCGACGCCACTGCCGTCAGTGGTAACCCGCCCAGCAATAATCTTCAGCTCACGTTCAAGCGCCTGAACATCTTTAAAATCCCTATTAGCCATAATTCATCTCCCTTCAATGAGTTAAATTATGCCAATGCTACGCGGCAGTTATAGCCAGGAGCATTGCAAGAAACGTTGCCGTAAAAACCGATACGTGTTTCATAGGCATCTGCGTCCGTTACGCGAAGCATGTTTTGGCCATCAAGGTCAAGAATACTAACTGCTTGTCCAAGACTGTTTAGAGTCCAGGTATTTAGCTGAAGCATCCATGCAACGTTTGGCTGACAGTTATGGTCAGGAATAACCTTCATGTGACCACGGGGACCATTTACAACCAATGCATCAAAGCCAACACTAGCATCGCTAGTCTTAACTTTGTCGTATTGAACTTTAGACCCAAGAGCTTTTTCAAGGTTTGAGTAACTAGCAAAGTCCATAAAAATGTGGTCAGG